AAGCGGCAGCAGGCGGAACGCCCAGCGCCGCCAGCGCCGCCGTGGCCGCGCTGTCCAGCATGGACGTACCCACACCATATGCAAACGCCGCCGCGTCGCCGTGGTCATACTGGAGATTTTTCGTCACCTCGCCCCGCACACCGCTGGCGTAGGCATAGGGCAGCATGGCCGGGGAATGGTAGTCCGCCGGGGTATCGGGATTCCGAAGCTTTTCCACCGCCGTGTATACCGTGCCAATGCCGCTCAGAAGGTTGGCAGGGACGGACAGCAACGTGCCGCCAATAGGCGACTTCTCGCCCTCATTCCGCGCCATCTCCTGTACCTTGGCGTACCGCTCCGCATTCTTCTCCCGCTTGGGAATATTGCGCTGATAGTTCACCAGCTGGGAAAGCTCGTCCTCCGAGAGACCGGACGCCAACAGTGTCTCCCGCGCAGCAACCTTTCGGTCATAGTCAGCCTGCGCCGCGGCGGCCGGAACACCCTCTGTGCTTGCCAGCACCTCCAGCGCGGCAGTCTGCTCCTCCGTCAGCTTGTCCAGCGCCTCGCGGCCCTTCACGTCGTATTGCAGGCTCTCCGCCTTGTTCAGATCGGCCTTCATGGCGGCATACTGCCGCTCCGCCTCCGTCGTCCGGTTGGCGTCATAGCCGCCGAAAGCATGGATGTTATAGGGCGCTTTCTCCTCCTGCGCCTTTTTTCCGGCCTTTTCCACCTCGGTGCGGTACTTGTCCAGTTCCAGCCCCAAAAGCCGCTGGTACTCCTGCTCAGACAACTCCTGCTGCGCCTTTTCGTCCGCCAGCTCCTTGGCGGTTTTCTGCCGATCTCCGGCAAAGGAGAATCCCCCCAGAAACGTACCGTAGGGAGAGACTACCTGTCTCTCCCGTTTTTTCTGCTGTGTCTCCACCGGCTCCGGCGTAATCACCATGCTGCCGGGGGAATAGAGCTTACTCTTGCTGTCGCCGTATCTGCTGGGGTCAAACCCGGTTTCCGTGCCGCTGTCCACCCTCGTATCCGCAGCGCTGCTCCCGTAGATTTTGCTCTTCTTACTGCCGTATTTACTCGGATCAAATCCCGCCATGTGTTGACCTCCTATGTTAATACAGTTCGTTCATGATCTGTTCCGCTTGGGCGGCGGTGATCTCGCCCCGCTGCACGAACCCGTTCAGCAGGTTCGCTGTGCGGCGGGACTGCGCCCCCGCCTTTGCATAGGCCAGCGCCCTGCTGTACGCGGTGGTGTCCTTGTAGGAAGAACTCCCCGCGTTCTTGCTGCCGCCGGAACCGCCGCTGGAGCTTCCTCCGCCGCTGCTCTTTGCCGCCGCAGCCGCCTGTGCCGCCTGCTCCTGCTGCCACCGGAACTGCTCCAGCTGCAATTGATACTGCCGGTCGGCGTTCTCCTTCTCCAGCTGGTAATTTCTGTCCGTGTTGAACTGGTTCCACTGCTGGAGCCACTGGTTATACCCCCGGTCATAGGCGGTGTCCGCGTTGCCCTGGGCATAGTCACGTTCCGTCAGCCACTGGTTGTAGGCGTCCCGGTACTTGCTGTACTCATCGTCTGCCAGATTACCCAGCATGCCATACTGCTGCTGCATCCGGTCGCCCTCATCCTGATACTGCTGATAGGCCATCTGGTACAGCTCTGGCACCACATCATTCAGCTGCTGCAAATAGGCGTCATACTGCTGCTGGCCCACCGCCTGTCCGTAGGTGCTGGCATAGCCGCCTGTCAGTGCCGCCGCCTGCCCCATGGTGTCCATCATGGCCGTCCGGCCCTTTTCGGCGTACTGCTTGGCGTACTGCTGGTATAGCTCGTCCTGATTGATGTCATACCGGAACTTGTCCCGGTTCACGATCCGGTCATACAGGTCTTTCAGCTGATCCTCGTAGCTGTTGGCGTAGGTGGGGGCGTTCTTCTGGGCCTCCAGCAGCGCCTTCAATGCCTCCTGATACGCCTGATCCCCCGCCGCGTCATAGGTAAGCGTCGGGGTTTTGGACGTGGTGGTGCGCGTTGTCGGCCGCACCGTGCCTGTGCTGCTGGGCACCATGCTTTTCCCGGTGGTATTGCCGCTGTTCCCATACAGCGCCCCCTGCGTGTTTTTCCCGGCAACACCGTCAACGGAAAGCCCCATGTCCTTCTGATATTTCTTCACGGCGGCGCTGGTGGACGGGCCGAACTTGCCGTCCGCGCCGCTGCTGCCCACGTCATAGCCCGCGCTCATCAGCGCGTTCTGGAGCTTGCGCACCTCCTCGCCGCTGGAGCCGATGGAAAGCTTGTTATATGTCGCCATTGGTCATCATTCTCCTTCTTCGGAATTTTTCCATTTGCCGATGCAATGGATGTGAACATCGTTGATTATCACGCTGCCGCCGTAGCTTTGCCACACACGGTAGTTCACGGCGGCAGCGGTGACAGCGCATGCCTGCGCGTTCGCGTAAGTGTTGGTCAGGGCATTGGCGGTACAGCAGACCGGCGCAGCGGCAAAAACGCCATCCGGCAGATCCACAGAAGCGTCTTTGATATTGTCCGCACTGAACACGCCGTCCTCCACCTCTTCCAGAGAAACAGCCCCTAAACTGCCGGAGTGCCACCATGCTTCCGAGATCCCGCTTGCCCACTTGCGGTATGTCCAGCTGCCGCTTTCGCCCTGCTCGATCACAACATCTTTCAGGTTGCCCGCCGAAACATTGCCGCGTATCTGCACATTTCCGTTCGCGTGGATATCCCACCACACTGCCAGCACATCATCATACTCAGCAATCTGCCCGAAAGCAGCGCCCGTTCCTCCCGCTTTCAGGTGGAAAGCCACGGATTTGGTGGGAACCATCTGCTCGTATACCGTCTCCGTACCAAGGGCGTCCGTTACCTTCAGCCTGACGATGTAGCTCTTATCATCGTTTACCTCCGTGCTGTTGACCAGTTTCGGTATGCCGCCCTGCATGGAAACGTCCGCGCCATAGGAGGAAGCACCGGACTGCTTATATGCGCCTTTCAGCTCCGCGCTGTTCTTGCCATTAAGCCCCGTGTAGTTGATCGTGCCTTTTGCGCACAGGTATCTGCCGTCATTTTTGGGCTGCATCTGGCTGTCGCTGCGGAAAACGGAAATGTCCGTGATCGTGGGCGGCGCGTAGTCCAGCAAAGTGATCGTGTGGTTTTCGGTCGTGCTGAACCCTCTGCTGTCTGTTACTCTCACAATGATAACGGCAGACGTAGCGGAGAGGATTCCCGTCTTGGCCGCATTATCCACCGCCGCCGTTGTAAAGCCGCCGTAGGTCACAGAAAACCCGCTTACCGAAGATCCGTATTTCGGAGATACCTTGGACGCGTCAAATGTGACAACGGCCTTGGAAAAGCCCTTTATCCAGTCCTCAATTCCAGCAGCGGCAGGCACATTCTCTCTCACCACCGTGTACCAGCCGCTTTCCACCTCAGGCAGCGCATCGTCTGGCGGGTACAGGATCAGCGAGACGATATTTGCTCCTCTTTCATTGCCGTTATAGTAGGTCGTGCAGGTGATCGCGCACGGTGTGCCCGCCGATGTGACCTTATCAATAAGACTTGTCGGCGGCGTCCATGTATAGTTCGAGGTCACATTTGTTGCAATTGTTCCCGTCTCGCCGTTACACGCATAGGTAAGCGTATGCCTGTAGCTCGTATTCTTCCTGTTGGTGTAGATGATAACGCCCGTGCCCAGCTTGGTGGACGCCGCCGAAAGCGTGGGGACAGACGCAGGCTCTGTAGCAGGCGGGACATATGTGCCGATGCTCGTCCGGTAGGACATATCCAGGTCGCCTCTGCTGCCGCCTTGCGGATGTACATTGATGGAAAGATAAATGCTGCTTGCCGTTGTCGCCCCGGATATCGGGAAAGATATCGAGTTCGACCATCGGATAGAGCCTGTGGTGTTGTTCTTCAGCAGCTTCGTCGTACCGTTTACCGTTACTTCGATCCAGTATTCATATGTCCATGTGTGGTCGGGAGCCTGTCCAAAGGAGCCGGAAACCGTCACAGTCCCTGAGTAGTATTCGCTGTCAGACGATAATCTGGAAATATCATCCGATACGCTGATGGTGATGGGAGGCTCAGTCCCCCAAACTGTTGACGCCATTACGTCCCACCTCCGATCCACTTAAATGCAAGGCCGTTACTTCCGTCAATAGCCCAGTTCCCCGCCACCTCCAGACTTCCGGCCGACATTCTGCTTGCCGTCAGCGCATTGTTGGCGAAGTAGGCCACCTCGTTGCCGTTGACGTAGAAAGACAGCTTCTGCGTCGTCCAGATGGACATGTTGTGCGACTTGTCGATGATGTCATATTCCACACCGTTGACGGTCTCTTTCAGTCCCGTCACCGTAATGTCCTGCCCGATGGCAATACCGATCAGGGGCGTAAGGCCGTCATACCCCACAACACCCTGCCGGATATAGCCGTTTGTCGTGGAAATGTAGTGGTCAACGATCTCACTGGTGGCCGTTATGTCTCTTTGGAGCGCTTCTGCCGTCTCTGTGATCTCCGCTTGTACATTCTGCTGGAAGGTTCCGAAGTCGCTGACGGCCACATAGTTGCTCTCAAGTTCGTGGGTGATCCTGTCGATCTCTTGGCGCACGAACTTGGCGTTCTTGATAATCAGGCTTTTCAGCTCGTCCTGCGTCTGGCTGATCTCCTGCTTCGCCTGCTCTGTGAGGGAACCCCCGCCCAATTCCTTGGCGGCAGCGGGGGTAAAATTCTCCACTGTCAGGCTGTTCAGGCTCATGTTTAACTCCTCCACAAGCCTGAACAGGTAGCGCCGCACAGAAACCAGCTCCTCGGCGGACTTCCCCGCCACCATGGGCGGTGTGGACAGCTTCACCATTATGCGTCACTCCCCGTTTCCAGTATCTTTGCAAATGAGTATACCCGAACCTCGCCCTCGCCCTCTATCCTCAGCCGGAAGTGGTCGCAGCGCCGGGGCCGCACTGGCAGCAGAAAGCTCTTTGTGCCCACGCCCTCCATGTGGCCGCAGTGATGCCACACGCCGTCCGAATCGTACTGGATATACATATCCGCCCTTGACCCTCGCGGCAGCAGCATCCGCAGGTTGAACCGGCTCACATACTTCTGCTCCACCGTTGTATAGCCGATCAGGCCCGTCTCCGCCGCCCACTTCACCGCCGTCTCCGGCGTACCCTGACTGCCATGCAGGGCAAGCAGCTGCTTTGTCTCCGCGTCGATGGCGTACAGCTCCCCGTCCATCTGGGTAAAGCACAGCGCATGCAGATCGTCCTCTCTGTGCCACAGGCCCTTTGCCGTGTCGTAGCAGAACATGTGCCACGCGTTGGCCCCATCCCGCATGGACAGGTAGTACTTTCCGCCGCACCCGCCGCCCACGGCATTGTGATAGCGCACATCTCCCAGCGCCTCTCCCACAGCGGAGGGGAAGCTCCCGTCATAGGCGCATACGCCCTCACGGGCCTTGTAATACAGCACCTCGTTCACCACGCACAGGCTTTTGCCGCTGCCGTTCTGTACGCCGCGTCCCACCGTTTCTGTCACCTGATGGGCGCCCGCAGAGCTGATAGCGATCCGGTGGATCACATTCTCTTTGAAGAACGTGGGGTAGCCCAGATAGTTGGCCGCACCTGTCCACGCGCCGTCCGAACCCACGGATGCGGCCCACGCGTCGGTGGCGATGCCCAGAAATCGGTTCCAGTTCTTGAAATCGCCCAGTGCGCAGCAGTACAGCTCATTCACGGCCTTGCCGTCCACCATGCCGTACTTGCAGCCCCACACCCGGTTCTGGCTCTCACACACATAGTCCATATCCGGTACGCTGCGTGAGACCGTCACAGTGCCTGTGGTCTGCGTCACCGCCACGTCAACAAGGCCCACCACCACGATGTAGTTGTTCTCCGGATCAACGGCATAGATGGCCTTTGTGCTGTTGAGCGCGTCATACTGCTCCTTTACAGCCGCGCTCTCGCCGGGATAGGCAATCCCGGAAAGCTTCACGCCGTCATACTGCTTGAACCCCATGCCGATACCTGTCGCCTGTATGCGGACATATACCGTGGGAACCGTGGCCCATGTCGCGGAGGAAACGCTATATCTCCGCAAAGAATGGGGCGTCTGCGTGGTATCGAGCCAATACTGGCCGCCCTCCGGCTCTTCCGGCTGCGTGGTAGCAATGTCCTGTATCACGGCGCCGTTCGCGTCGCAGATATCATACCGGACATTGGATTCCGCGCAGGAAACAGCCACCGTGTTTTCCATGTCGCCGAAGTCGCTCATATCCTTGGTGTTGAGATACTTCTTGTCCGGCCAGATCAGCAGATACGCACCCATGCTCACCAGCTGCTTTTCGCCCGCCGTCAGCCTCAGGCCCACGATCTCATAGCCGTTGTAGTAGAGCTTTCCGTTGTCCACATAGGCCAGTGCCTCCTTTGCCAGCATACCGCCCGGTGCGGTCAGCGTGGCGTCCAGAACGCCCCGCCGGTTCCGGCTGGCCAGCATGGGATAGTGGTCAGCCGTCAGGTTCTGCATCTCATAGAATTCCCCGTCCCCGATCCGCAGGTCGTGGTGATAGCCTTGGAACACGTCCGTCACCTGCTGCGCGGTCTTGGTCTCCTCCACGGTGGGAAAATACGGCATACTGCGCCCCTCCTCTCAAAACCGGAAGGCCGCTTCCGCAGGCAGCGGCACATGCGTCCGGTTGTACCAGTTCCAGAACGTCTGATAGGCATTGTTGTACAGCACCACGCTCTGGTTATACTTGGCCATTTCCCCGTTCTCCTTGTCGATCTGGGACTGCAGGAAATAGTTGTAGATATCCTCGTCGTAGGGATACGGCACCAGCAGCACCGTGTCCGGGTCGGCCTCCCCGTAGCCATCGAACTGCGTCAGCGTGCTGCCCTCGTGGGTGGCGATGACCTCCCAGAAGATCATCCCGTCCAGCTTACTGAGCCACCGCACCTTTGTCTCGTGGTCGTACTGGTTGGGCTTCATGCGGTCAACCAGCTCCACCGCTTCATTGATGGTCATCGTCATATCCTCCTTTGAAAAAAGGGGAGCCGCCGCTCCCCTTCCTTGTGTCCTGTTGTTACTGGGGCTGCTTGGCAGCCTCCAGCAGTTCTTCCTTCTTCTGCTCCAGCATCTCCTGTGCCTCAAAGGCCCGGCGAATCTCCTCCGCCACACACTTGGGCACCATGCTTTTCTTGCCCTTGGGCAGCAGGTAGTTGGTGCCGTTCACGCTGACAAAGAAGTTGGGGTCGTCGTTGGACTGTCCGCGGGGGATATATACCTCCACCCGCTCCTCCACAGGCGCGGCTTTCTTTCTGGTTTTCTTCTCCTCTGGCTGGGTGGTGGAAGCGGCAGGGTCGACCTGCACGCCGTCAGGGTTCTGCATATTCACGTTATTATCTGCCATGTTGTCCTCCTTACAGTATGAGAGGGGCAGGGCTTTCCCTGCCCCTCATGGGTCGTCAGTTGGCCGTATCGGTGGCGCTGTAGCTGGACACCGCCATCACGCGCAGCATGCGCTCGGGGTACAGCATCGTGGCGCCGTTGGTCTCGAACTTGTAGCCGATGGTGCTGAACTGGTTCAGCGGGCCGCCGATCTCGCTCTTGTCGTGAACGATCATCTCCGCGCCGCCGCCGTCGGGATCAATAATACCGAAGGAATCCTTGCCGAAGGCATAGCAGGCGTAGGTGGCGCCATTGGCCTTATTCTTGTAGTTGTTGCCGGTCAGCACCGGGGCAAACACATCCTCGATGAAGCGCATGCCGTGCAGCTCACCGATCTCGCCGTTGAACAGCTCCGTGGTGGCGGCGTACTTGTGGGCCTCCACCCAGTCCTTGCTCTTGCGCAGGTCATAGGCCACGCTGGGGTGGATCACCATCGCGTACTTGCCGTGGATCATGGGCACGCGATCCTTCTTCATCTTGGTCACGGCCTTGGCCACCATGTCGGGGGTCAGCTTGGCCCAGCCGTTGGGGGTGGCGCTGTCGCTGCTGCCGGTGGTGCCGCCCGCCGCCATGGTGGCGCAGGAGGTGGGGGTGGACACGAAGGTGCCGTCCTCGGTCACATTGTCGCAGTACAGCACGTTGGTGTTGGTCAGCAGCGCGTCGCGGATCAGCACCTCCTGCGTCTCCGCCAGAGATGCGCCCATCTCCTCGGTAGCGCCCAGAATCACGTCGTCATAGGCGTGCAGCTCCAACTGGTCGGACACAGCGGCGAAGGTGCCGTACTGGTCGATGGAAGCGGTCTTGACGCTCATGCCGAACTTCTGGCCGGTGGGGATCACGCCCTCGGTCAGCTTACCGGCACGGGCGAAGGTGTTCCACTTGCGCCATTCCACGGTCTTGCCCCGGCCTCTGGGCAGAGGCTGCTTCTTGGCAAACTGCGCATACACCAGCTCCACACGGGCGTTTTCCAGCAGCTCCGTGTCGTAGAAGGTTTTCAGCTCGCCGCTGAGCGTGTTGGCGCCGGAAAAGGCGGTGGTGGTGCCGTCATAGGCGTTCACATAGTTGCCGGTGGCGTTCACCACAGTGCCCGCGTCGGCAAACAGCTGCAAATTGATGGCAAAGACCATCAGCTTGGTTGCGATAGTTTTCATGTACAATTCTCCTCTCGTCGTCACAGAGGGAGAAGCGCGGCTTACTTGCCGGGATAGATCTTCTGCCCTCTGGCCGCAGCTTCCCTGATCTGGCGCTTCAGCGCCTCACGCTGCTCACGGGAAGCATGGGCATAGTCAAATGTGGTCACAGAGGGAGCCTGTGCCTGTGTCCCGTTCTCCACGGGACGGGCCTGACCGGATCGGATGGCGTTGGACATCTGCTCCGCCGTCTTCTGCGCTGCCGCCTGCATGGCGGCCTGCTGGATCTCCTTGCGGTGGATGGCGTAGTAGGCATCCTCCACGCTCAAACCGCTGTTGGGCGAGGTCATGCGGGAAAACACGGGGTTTTTCAGCTCCTCCAGCAGATCAAAGGACGGAAACGTCTTTTTCAGCGCCTCCCCCTGCTGGTGAAGGTTCTCCATGTGGGCGTTGAACGCCTGCTGTGCGGCGGTCTGCTCGTTCTGGGCCTGCAATCGGGCGTTGTCCCGCTGCAGCTGCTCGATCTGCTTCACCGCCGCCACCGACATGCCCATCTCCTCGGCCTTCTCTGTATACAGGGAATCGTCCTCCGAAATGGCCTTTGCCAGCGCCTCCGGGTCTTTGCCGTCCAGCCCGTACTTCCGGGCCACCAGCTCCAGCGCCGGAGAAAGCTTGCTCAGCGTGTCCTCTGCCCGACCGGCGGTCTTGAGCCGCGCCTTGATGACGGACTGCATCTGCTTGTTGTACTCCGGGTCTGCCATGATCTCGTCCCAGCTCATCCGGGCCGGGGCTGCATTGTCTCCCTCGGGTGCGGGATTCTCGGCAGCGGCGTCCTGCTGATCGGTGGGCTGCTGCTCCTGCTGCGCGGCCTCCTGCTTGGGGGCAGGCTGTTCCATGCGCGGCGCAGGGGCTGCTTTGGCCCGTTTCGCCCGTTTTGCCAGCACGCTTTCGGGCACACCCAGCTCCCGCAAGCGCGTCTCCCCGGCGTCGGGAGCAGTTTCGCCCGGTGTCGCAGCCGCACCCTCGCCGCCGTCGCCGCCCTCGGCGAACAGCTGCAAGCCCAGCCACTTGAAATACTTTTCCATGCGTTTTCCTCCTGAAAATCTGCCGCTTACGACCGGCGAGTCGATGGAGTATGGCGCGGACAGTTGGGAATCGAACCCACCACACACGGTTTTGGAGACCGCGTCGCCGCCTTGGAACATTTGCCCGCATAGAGGTGCCGGTGTACTGATGCCGCCCACCGGCAGGCGGCCATAGAAAGGAGGTGAAAATGAAAGGCAAGTATAGCTTACACCATTGCCCACAGGAATCTCTATCCCACCACTAAATCACCCGATACGTCAGATTTTTCGGATACTGCTGCTGCAAAACGTCAAAGCCCGCGCACACAGTATCAAACACCAGCGTTGTCACCGCCTGCATGCCGTGCACCGGCGCACAGGAAATGGTGGCGTTTCCCTCCTTGATCTCCAGCACAGGCCGCCGCACTCTCCGCCGGTCGGCGCACAGCTCCGTCACATTGGCCGCCAGTGTATACACCAGAATGCTGGCGGCGGCGCACACCAGATCATGGCCCGCCTCGCCGCTGTGAGCATGGCCCTTTACCTTCAGGATCAGCCGTTTCCGGTCATAGGTCACATCGATCATTTATCCTTTGCCCTCCCTGTCACGGCCCCGCCGTCCGGCTGGGCGCTGTCGTTGCTGCGTGCTCTGGCGTTCTCCACAATGGCAGGCTCCTTCTCTGCGTCGGTCTCTGTGGTCACGGCCGCCGCACCGCCGGCCGTGGGCGTCACGCCCATAGTCTGCATGATGTCATTGCTCAACCCCTGCACCATCTCCGGCGCGGCCTTTGCCGCCAGCTGCAAGGACAACTGCATGTACTGGATCAGCTTCTGGAACATAGTGCCGCTCTGGCTCACCTTCTGCATCACGCCGTCCTTGCCGTCGAACTCCATCATGTCAAGGCACATCAGCGCCTGATCCGTCAGCTGCGGATTGAAGAAGCCCATCTGGAAGAATTGCAGGGCCAGCTCGTTCTGGCTCACCTTGGTGTACACGTTCTTCTTCTGGGCGCTGACCTTGATATCGAACACCGGCAGCCGGTCGCCCATACCCTCCACCATGGAGAGCTGCGCCTGGGGCTTGAGACCGCTGTTGTCATAGGTAATGTACTGCTGCATGCCGTACTGTCCCACAATGCGGAACTTCCGGGGCATGTCGTAGAACTGGCGGATCAGCTCAATGCTCAGGTTCACCAGCTCCGTGTACGCCCGGTAGGCGGACAGACTGCTGTCCCGGCTGCCCTTGCCGCTGGCCTCCTGCAAGGCGGCGATGGCGCTGGCCGCCGTCACGCCGCTGCTGGTGGAGCCAGTGGCGGTCTCCGTGTTGCCGCTGGTCTCCCGCAGCTCCTGAATGATCCGGTCGAGGTAGTTGACATACACGCCGTCCAACGGCTGGAACGGTATCTGCCGCAGACTGTCCTCCCCCAGATTGCCGTTTACGTTGACGATGCTCTTGGTCAGGTCAAGGAATTCCTTCTCATTGACGCCGCCGTCCTGCCGCTTGAAATACCGGGGCGTAGCACCCGCCATGGCGTTCTTGACGAAGCTGGTGTTCAGCAGGTCGATGCATGTCTGGGGATTGCGGCAGATATCCACAAAGCCGTAGCCGCAGGGACTGCCCTCAATGGGGAACAGCGCGTCGAACACATAGGGATACATGCCGTGGTCATAAAGTCCCCGCTGGGCCAGCGCCGGATCGTTCTCCGTGGCGAAGATCACCTGATCGTTGACGTACTTCACGTACTGCACCGTTTTCCGGCCCTGCACATACTTGTGGTAGTAGCACTCCACCACCGTCACCTTACCGTCGGTGGACACCGTGTCATCGTAGAGGAAGCGGGTAGACAGGAAGCTTTGCCCTGTCAGCTTCCCCTTCAGCTGCTCCGGATACTGCTCCTCCAGCAGATCCTTGTCCATCAGCTCCGTATGGAAGAAGTACCGGCTGCGCTGGATATCGGTGATCCCCGGCTCCCAGTACAGGTTCAGCAGGTTCACCTTGCTGATGGTAATGTCGCCCAGCCCATTGAGCTTGCCCTTGTCCCACACCACCTTGTACACGCCGGTGCCGCTCTTGATCTTCTGCCACGCCACGTCGGAATAGGTCTTTTCAAACTGATTCTGCTCCAGCACACAGGGGATAATGGCCGTCAGGATGTGGGCCTCGGCCCGGTCGTCCTCCTCGCGTGGCAGGATGTTGGGCTCGGGGTACGCCTCCATGGCGTCGGCGTGCTTGCTGACGATCACGTTGTGCAGCCAGCCCGACGCGCTCTTGAAGCCCTCCTTGGCCATGGTCAGGCTGTCGCCGCTCTCCTCGGCGTCGTTGCGCAGCTTCCACCAGTTTTCACTGGCCACGATCCGCTGCTCCGTGCGCTTCTTCCCGGTCTTGTACTTCTGCAAGACCGCCGTTAGCTTCTTCACCTGCTCTGCCCCGATGGCCGCCGCCTGCGGAGCTTCCATTGTCTTGGTTTCTTCCATATGTTCCTCCTATCGCCTCTTGAACATATCCAGCGGGTCGCTGAGTATGATCCTCGGTTTCACCGGCACCACCGGCTTGATGGGCCGTGACATGCACATATACCGCACCTCGTCGGCCACATGATCCTCCAGATCGGTGTCCAGATCCTCCGGCTTTGTCTCGGAGTACATCATCAGCGGGATGGTGCGGATAAACGCCTTGCAGCAGTTGAACACATACATCCGGGCATAGCCGTTCTCGTCGAACTGCATCCGGTAGTGCACCTGCATCCAGCCGGGGATACGCTGGTTGTCGCCGGGGGAGAAGTAGATACCGTACCGCGTGGCAGTCTCGGCAATACTCTCACCCCGTGAAGCGTCCCAGATAGCCGGGTCTGCCACACTGTCCACGATCTCCCGTCCCTTGAGCCACGGGTGACTGCGCTCCAGCTCTGCCATGCGGCGGAACTGCTCGTCCGGCGACCACTTCACGCCCTCGTTGGGGGTAGCGGTGCAGCCGTACATTTCCATGATCCGGTACAGCACACCGTCGTAGTCCACCGCCCAATACCCCACAGAAAAAGGCTTTCCATAGCCAAAGTCGTAGCTGCGCATGATGTTCCACCCACGGGGCGGCTCAAAGGGCTCTATCACATGGCACCATCTGTGCTGCTTCCGCAGCTCCTCCACCGTGGTGCCCAAGTCCTTGGCCAGCTTGACCGGCGGGTCAGGCCGGAAGTCCTCAAAAAACTGTCCCTCGAAGATATCCCAGCTGCCGTACAGCCACGCTTCCCGCAGCTTGGGCGGCAGATTCTCCAGCTCCGTGATGTAGTCCGGCTGGGTTGCCATCAGCGCCTTGTTGTCGGTGACCAGTGCCTGAATGAAGCTGTAGTTCTCCGGCCTCTCCCCGTCCTCAAAGCGCCTGTCCACAAAGAGGCGCTTGAAATACCCGTGGGCAGGCCCGCCGGGGTTCAGCGTGTAGTAGGTGCGTTTGGGAAAGCCGTTGGTGCCGCGCACACAGGCGTTGATCTTCTTGATCCAGTCCTCTTGCAGCTGCCCCGCCTCGTCCAGAAAGATCACGTCATACTCCGCGCCCTGGTACTGCATTAGGTCGCTGTCTGTAGCGCAGTAGCCGAAGGCCAGCGTGGAGCCGTTGCGGAAGGTGAACACCTTGTCGGACTTGTTGTATTTGGCAATGCCGTGCAGCTCCGGGCGCAGCACGTCAATGTGGTTGTTGGCCAGCTCCCGGTACGTCTTTCGCACGATCAGCAGCTTAATGCCGGGATACTCGCAGGCCAGAATCTTGGCCTTGGTGCGCACGGCCCAGCTCTTGCCGCCGCCCCGTGCCCCGCCATAGGCCACATGCCGGTGAGCGTCCCGCAGGAAGGCGTCCTGCTTGTCGCTGATCTGAGACATATCCAGCATCATTTCCTGTACTCCTCCGGCAGCCCCGTTATCTCCAGCGTCTCGCCGCCACTCTCCACACCCTGCGCCATCGTCCATTTGTCGATCAGCGTACCCAGCGCCGTGGTGATCTGGGCAGGCGTGGCCTCTGCCAGCTTGTCGGGGTCGTTCAGCGCTGCCAGCCCCTTTCCGATGATCTCACACACCGTTTTCCGCTGGCTCTCCATGTAGGCCAGAATGTCCGTTGTGTTCTCCATTTTTTTCTGAATGCACAGTTCTGCAATGTCTGCATTTTCCTGCACAAGTTTCTTCACCGTGTTCAGGGAGCAGCCGTTGATCTTCGCCGTAGCGTTGTAGCTGCCAAGCTGCACATAGTCGGCCAGTATTTTCTTTTTCTGCCGGTCTGTCAGCCTTGCCGCCACAGTACACCACCCCTACATACAAAATCCTGTTTTGAAGCGCCCGTCTCCCACCGCTGACGTTTGCCGTCGGCGCGTCCTACCCTCGCGGCGTTTTCCCGCGCACACCATCTGCCATATGGCAGCTTTGTCCCGCCCTACAGCGGTCAGGCGCTTTTTACGGCAGCGCCTGTGCCGTCCTGTATACCATGTTACCAAACCCCGAACAGCAATTTCTATCCCACCACCGCATACGACAAAAGAGGGGCCGTAGCCCCTCTTGTCTCACGGTTCATCTTCCCGATACTTCGCATCCAGCGCGGCGCATATCTCGCAGCGCCAGTAATCCCCGCAGCAGAACAGCTCCATCTGCAAGGCGTAGTCCTGCCGCTTCTGGTAAAAGGTCTGGTTCTGCCCGCCGGGGGTCAGGCCCTCGCACACGATCCTGTCTCTGCCGTTGTCCGTCACATAGTAGGGGCACACCACATATACCTGCCGATAGCTCCCGCTCGCCATATGCGCCCCACCTACCTTTCATTCCTCGGTGTCAAGCGTGTCCTTTTCCCATCGTATTTTCATTTGTGCCGGTTTCTTACAGATCCATCTTCGCCCCGCAATACCTGCAATAGTAGCTTTCACTGGATTCTGCGTTTCCGCATTCACTGCAAGTAACTACGCCGTCATCATAGTGAACCCACCGACCATGCACCACCGACGCCACGTCAGCCGGAAACATATCCGCCAGTGCGCGCTTGGCATCCGTCATGGTAGCCGTGGGCTTTGTCACTTCTATATGGGTCAGCCGCGCAATTGCTACGGACTGGTCAATGTATTTCGCCATCACTTGTTCCTCCATCGGCAGTTGTCACATGCGCCCATGTAAGAGCGCATATAGTTCCCGCATCTGCCGCACAGCTCGTTTTTCATGTCTTTGATTTCCTCCGGTGTAATGCCGCTATCCTCGTACTGCTTCAACCGCTCCCACACTTGCTTTTGTGTGCAGCTGTTGTCATGTTGGCAAGGTAGCTCATGGCACATGGCAATGTCGCAGAAATTGCCATCAAATGTCAGTCGTTCCATGTTTCGCCTCCTTGATCCTCCCCGCCAGCCGTTCCAGCTTGTACCGGCGGAATGTCTCCACCTGTCCCGTGCAGTCGAACAGCATCTTCATCTGGCAAAGCATGATCTCCACGTCGGCGATCTCCTCTGCAATGTGGGTGGTGTTCTCCTGCCCTCTGCTGTTTTTGCAAAGCTCCTTTGTCAGCTCGCTCATTTCCTCGATGGCTACCATCACTTGCGAACCTCTGCCAAAAGCGGCCAGCGCTGCACGACAAGTCTCGCCGCCGTCCTTTTCCGCCAGATTAAACCGCAGCCCCTCATTGGCCTGCCGCAGCGCTTCTATCTTCCACTGCTGGTTCTCGATCAGGTCAGCGGCGGCCGGAGCCAATACTTTACGACACGGTTCACGGCTTATCTCGTTCATTGGGCAATCTTCTTCGCAGTCTCGCCCCGGTTCTGCACAGCACCGCAGCGCGGTCACGATTTCTTCTCGTGTCATGTCAGTTTCTTCTAATTCTTCTTCACAGTCCTTGTAATGCCTGCATTTACCATCACTTTCCACAAATCCGCCGGTGCAGTAAATACCGCAAATATCATCACGCATCCTTGCGAAATGACAAGATACACACAGTTCATTCATCGCCATCACCTTCCAAACATGTTCATTTGTCCTTCAAATTCCGACCTACTCGCTCTTTTCTGCGTCTCATCCTTCTTCCGCATCTCTTTGTAATCGTTATATTTCTGTCGATACAGGTACGATTTTCCAAAGATGTTCCACGCAGCCTTCACCACATTTGGCTCATACGGGCGAATCAGCTCTAAATCAGCCACAGCCTTATACGAAATTGGACATCCGCAACACCCTGTCCGCGTTAGACCGTAGACCTCATAGGCATCTGAATACCGTACCCCATAGTGCTCCTTATACCACGCTTTATCCGCATCGGAGACATAGTACAAAGGTCTGAGCCGATACTGGCCGGAACTGGTTTCCGTAAAACACAGGGCCGTGTTGTCTTTTCTGGGAACTGAACGCATACCGCCCTCATCTCTACGCTCACCTGTGATAATCATGTCGAAATCCTTCTGGACGTTATGTGCCACCTGCTTTTTGCAGTAATCACAGCATTTTGCGCTGATCTTAAAGTCCGGCGGAAACTCGTTGATAAAGTCCCGCATGTACTTGGAAGAGTTGATTACCAGTTGGATGTTCGGCCTCGGCTCTCCCTTAGAATTGCAGCAGCACAGGAAGTTCAGAACGCTTTCGCACTTGGGGTATCGCTCCCGCAGTTCTTGACGTTTTGCCTCCTTATCCTCGGCAGCGTCATATTCGTCGGCCACAGACAAAGGAACGCCCTTCTTTTGCCACTCTGACAATCCCGCGGACATGATCTTTGATACAAAAGGAATGCCGTATTTTCTCGACGCCAGCACAATGTTGGTCTTCGGTCGGTATTCTGTGATCTCTACCCCGTATTTCGCCGCTGTTGCCTTCACATGGTCTCTCGTGGCTTTCATTTCAAGACCGGTATTGAAGAAAGCGTATTTTACGGGCTTCAGGCCGAATTTCTCCCGCGTCCGCTCGATCAGATCCAGCAGTATGTCACTGTCCGCACCACCGGAATAAGAGCAGATGGCGTTGGGATGCTGTGTCAGTCTTTTTGCAATGATGCTCTCTATTGCCTGAAACTTCGCCGGTGCATCAAAATCCGCATAGGGCGGCCGGTCTGTATAGACCCGGCTTCTGTATTCTTCTTTGCTCATGTCGTTTATCCTTTCTCCAGCTGCAACGCTATCGGGGAATTTGTATAGATCATATGTCAATCTCCAAACACCACGCCGCACTCGTCCTTCAGCACGTCCTTGATGTGCTTCCGCTTGATGCGGCCCTCGTTGATCTCCACCGCCAGCTTCTCCAAGCACTCATACAGATACGCGATGCTGTGGGTGTCCCGGCTGTCCGATGTCTCCTCAAAGACGTGCCATCCGCATTTGTCCATCAGCACCATCGCCACCATGTCCATGTTTTCCTGCGTTCCCTTCAAGCGGCCTTGCATAATCAGCCGCTCATCACGGGATAGATGCTGCTTACCCATTTTCCCGCCCCCTTGCCACCAGCCCGGCCCGGTTCATCGTGTACCGCCGCAGCTTGGTCATGCTCTGTTTCCGCCCGCAGCGCTCACACACGCCGCTCTCCCAGCGATCCTTCACCGGGTCGCGCCGCTGTTCGCGGGTAGGCTGGATAATATATTCGTGGATCATGTCTATCTGGCAGGCCCAGCAAAGCCTCGCCGTCTCCACTTTCCATATCCCTTTTTTCATGGTTCCACCTCCGTGACCGTCACGCGTATGTAGGGCTTGTCGTGGAAATAGTGCTCAATGCCCCTCACCCACCGGCGGCTGTCGTCGTGGAGCAGAATTCCCTTCATGCCGTCCTCGATCAGCTTCGCCATGTAAGCGTGGTTGGAGCAATCCAGCCTGTCATTCCACTGGAAGGTCAGTACTGCGGGCCTTTCAAAAGGCCGCTTACGAATGTGGGCGGCGTTGATAGCGCTCACCGTCAGCGTGTGCCACAGTCTCGCGTCGTCCCGCCGCTTCGACCAGTGCTTTCCCGCATAGATAGCATTCAGCCCATATGCCTTGTTCCACGCCTTCCTTCCGGCGTCGGTGTCCGGATAGCGGATGATGAATGATTCTCTGCTCATGTCCGGCCCTCCAACGCCTTTTTCGCCTCGCCCCAGGTGATCCCATGCTTGGAAGCGTACTTGGTAATGGGGTCAGGCGTGTGGGGCGGCAGTTTCTCCAGCAGCTCGTCGATCCAGTCCGGCCCGGACTTCTCCGGTTCCGTGATCTCCGGCGTCAGACCTGCCGTCAGGTTCGCCACATCCGGAAAAAAGTTCCCTTTCGGCGACCGGGCATAGGCAATGATCTTCTCCCGCACACCGCCCTGATAGGGGTACGGCTTCAGCGCCAGCCACCACGCCGCCTTCCGGCTGTCCGAAACGGTTTCCCGCGGCCAGAACAGCCCCAGCGCCGTGAAAACCTGTTCAAATTCTTCTTTCGTCATGTTCTCTCCTTCTCCCGCACTGCCCTCTATACACCCCCCCCACAAGAAGAAATATCTCTCTTGTTGTGGGTGTGTAAGGGGGATATAGGGGGATAGATAGGGGGTGTGGGGGAAAGGAAGGGGGACAAAGGGGGATTTTCGCCCGCGCCGCCGTCGTGCGCTGGCTCGATCCCGGCCAGCCGTCACGGTTCGCGCCCACGATACGCCCCGCTGTGTTGTATTCCTTCCTCCCGTATTTACCTCAAAACGGCAAATCTTCTTCGTCCTCGATCTCGGCAAACTCTCCCTCGCCCGGCTCCACGTCCACGGCCTTGCCTGCCGCCTTGTAGCCGCCGGAGGAATCGCCCTCCTTCTTGCTGTCGCCAAAGTACACGTTGTCTGCCACGACCTCTGCATTGCGGCGCTTGTTGCCGTCCTTGTCCTGCCAGTCCCGGATCTGGAGCCGCCCCTCCACCACAGCCATCCGACCCTTGGCAAAGTACTTGCTGACGAACTCGGCGCTGCTGCGCCATGCCACCACCTCGATGAAATCCGTCTCCTTGGTGCCGTCGGCGTTCTTAAAATCCCGGTCAACGGCCAGCGCGAACCCGGCCACCGCCGTACCGTTCTGCGTCCGCCGCAGCTCCGGATCACGGGTCAGGCGTCCCATGATGAAAATCTTATTCAGCATTTCTTATCCTCCAGTCTGTACTCGGCGAAGCTCACGCTCTCGCCGAACCTGTTTTTCTCTGATACCATCCGCTTCCGGATGGCGTGGCCCGCTTTCTTCAGATCCCAGATCCTCGCGCCCAGCCGGTAACAGCCAAACTCCTTGGCCGCGTCCAGCTGGGTAATGGGGCCTACATCCCGCATATACCGCAGGATTCGTTCGCATTGTGTCATAGGGCCTCCTATAAGTAGCTCTTGCCGAACGCCCGGATAAACTCCGCCTCCGTCCAGCCCTGTTCCTGCATGATCTTCACTTGAAACTCCCGGCGCAGGCGGCGCATCACGTCCCCGTCCCGGTGGACGGCGTGTTCTCCGTTCCGGTGGCACGCATTGCCGCACAGGTCTACCACAGCGCCGTATTTCTCGCTTTTCTTCCGGTCAGCGTGGTTCCCGCCAAACACATGGTGCCGCTCCAGCGGGTCGGCGCTGCCGTTTTTGCGGCAGAAATAACACCGTCTCTCACCCATTCATCAATACCTCCGTTCCGTCAGGTACATACTCCGGGCAGTAATGGATGGCGAAAGATGTGACCTCGCCCGCATTCCCCTGATATTTCGTGGTGGGGGTCGCGTCCCAGCCCTTCACAGGCTCCGGGTACTTCTGCGACCAACTGCACCCTCCGGCGTAGTTCCGGCACGTCCAGCATGGTTGTGGATGGCCGGGGCGGCGGTCTGCCTTTCTCCTCGCCTTACAGCCGCAGCTGTATGCGCCTCTCAGATTCCGCGCCAGTACCACCCGCGGCTTGCCGCAGTCGCACACGCAGAGCCATTTCGGCCCATCCGGCCCCGATCCGAGGCAGTGGTCGACCACCAGCATCCCGTGCCGCTCTCCTGTGTGGTCAGTGCGGCGCGAACCTGTTGTGCCGTCCCGGTGCAGTTGCTTTCCCGGCGTGAAGGTCGCTTCCGGCGTCCACCCCCTGTCCAGCCGGTTCCGCAGCGTCTTTTGCGGCAGATTTAGTTCCTTCGCCCATTGCCGCATGGTCAGGGACTTTCCGTGGGCAGTATAGATTTTTGCCGCGCTCATACGCTCACCTCACCCCAGCGGGACACAAGCGCGTCCAGCTCTCTGGGCGTCATAGTTTCGATGCCATTTTGTTTGCAGTCCGCCACCACCAACTCAATGAGCTGTGACATCTGAGCCGTGTCGTAATCGCTGGAAGATAGGTAAGACCGGACATTGTGATAGCCCTTGATGTTGCGGCACGGCCCCATGTCCTCGATCATCCGGCCAATATGGCCGCTGCACCAGACCTTTTCCCATGCGTCAATGCGATCCTCCCGCACCGGCACCACCTCATAGCCGCCGCCGATATCCGGGATATACGTCCGGTAGATGCCCTCCGGCTCGATCTTCAGCTTGTCCGCCAGCCGGTTCACCAGTACCCAGAAATAGGCGTTGGCGTCCAGACTGCGGCCCTTGCGCTTCAACGTCAGGTTGTATTCTTTTCCGGCTTTCAGGCTGTCACACACGTCCATAGCCGTCTTGTCGCTGCCTATCCGGAAGGCCAGCCACGACCCGTCGCCGTCCCGCAGCCACCGTGCGGCGTCCACCGTCACCTGCTGCATAGCACTTCCTCCTTTCGGGGCCACCGGCCTGTTTGCAGGCACATGGCCAGATACCGCAGTCGGGGCAGATACTTCTCCTCCACCCACGTCTCATCGTACTCCACGGGCCACAGGCTGATCCTGCCGGGGTCGACGGGCAAAAAGAAGTTCTGCTTCTCCGCTTCGCCGACCGGATAGGCCGCGATCCGGCACATCTTCCGCCGCCGCAGGCCCCACCCGCTGGCGAACATCTCCCCCTGACACTGCATCCAGTAGGCGCGGCTCACCTTGAAGGGCGCCTTGCTGTAGGTCTTGACCTCCGTAATGGTCTGGGCGTCGTCCCCGTCGTAGTTCACCCGCAGCCGCAGGGCGTAGACCTTGATCTGCCGGTCACGGGTCTTTACCCCCAGCGCGTCCAGGATTTTGTGTTCATAGGCCGTGCCCGCCTGCATGGCGGCGTTGGTGTAGTGATCCTGCCGGATGCCCAGCTTCACCGCCCACCACCTCCGGAACGTCTCCGTCTCCCACGATCCCATGATGGTGGCCGTGTCCGATGCCCCGAACCACCCGCTCCTGTCCTGATCGTGGATCACAGCTTGCTCACCGCTTTCTCAAGGCCGTCCAGCTTGGCGAAGTAGCCCATCAGCTGGTTCAGCTGCTTGTCGTTGATCCGCAGGGCGGCCAACAGGTCTTTGTGATCCAGCCCCGCCTTTTCCTTGGCGGTAATGGCCCGCTCCAGCCGCTCCCGGATGGCCCAGATGCTGTGGCGGCTCAAATCGTCCTCGCCGTCGTCCCCGTCGCCGCTCTCGGCCCACAGGTCGAAGCCCAGCCCCGTCCGCAGCGCCACGCCCTTCACGAAGGCGCGGGCCTGCGCGTTGGAGATACGCAGCTGGTTCAGCGTGTCCTCATAGACCACCAGCGCCCCGTTCAGCAGCGGCGTGTCCATGTTGAACACCAGCTCGTCGATGTGGATTTCCACGCTGACGAACCAGCACTGCGTCTTGTAGCCCTTCCGGGTGGTCACGTCCGCCTGCGGCCACAGATAGGTCTTTGTCTCCGGGCAGACGCGGGGTGTAAACCATACGTCCTTCGCGCCGTTCTCGTGCAGCAGCTTCACACACTTGGCCCAGTTCAGATAGGGGATATCCACCATGTTGCCGTTGTCGTCCTTGGCCTTCCGCGTCTCGCAGAAGGGTCTCACATCGACCTTAATCAGTTCTTCAAAGGGTAACAGTGCCACTTTTCTTTGCCTCCTTATAACGTTTCTTCAAATCCGCCCAGCTGCCGCCGTCCAGTACGTCGTCCAGCCAAGCTTCTTCCGTGTCGCCCAACTCCTGAGCGCCTTTTTCAAACAGGTTGACGATGGCGATCTTCCGGCAGTCCGGGCAGAGATACCATGTCTGGTAGTGCTCTACAAAACCGCATTCATCCCAGCTGGAATAGCTGTCGCAGATATCGCAGGGATAGACCTCTTCAAAGTCGGTGTCGCCGCAGCAGGGACACACCTTCGCCCCGTCGCCTTTGTTCCAGAAGTCGGGATCGTACCGGGGTTCCTCAAACTCCCGCCCGGTCTCATTGCATCGGTACATACGTTTCTCCTTGACATCCGCCCCAAAGGGCGGTAAACTGTTCCTGTAAAATCTTTTTTCAAGGGTTTTGCCCGCCCCGACGGAGTGCCAGCTCCGCCGGGGCTTTTTTTACTTACATCATCACGACCACACGGCCATCGTCGATCATATCCTTCAGCGCTTCCTCCAGATAGGCCTTGATGGTCTTGCGGGCCGCCAGCTTCCACATGCCGCCGTCCGCCTCCGTGAAGGTAATGCCCCTCTCGTCAATGCGGATCAGGAACAGGCCCTCCGGCTGCTCCACCTCTTGGAAGGTGCGGTAAGGCCGCAGCTTCACCAGCGGGCGGATGGTGCTGTTCTGCTGGAGCGAAACGCCCTTCTGTGTGACCACTGTCGTCGCCACGCCAATGTCGTTGTAAGTGACCTTCGCGCCGCAAGTGATCTGGCTCAGCAGCGTCAGCGTGTAATCGCGGTCGCCGCCATCCTGAAAACGGGTCTGCAAGGCCACAGCCGCCTTGTCAAAGGCCATCTTCACCTCGCCGTCCCAGCCGGGAACGTCCTTCGCCTGTGCCTCATAGTAGTTAATACGCTCCTCCCGCAAATCCTTCTGCGGATGGCCGAAGCAGGCCACGGTCATGTGATCCTTCACGGACAGATACAGCTTGTCCGCACAGCGATCAACGCTGACGCCCTCCGTCCTGACCATCTGCACCAGCGCGTCCAGACTGTTCAGTTCCAGACAGACCTGATAGACCGCCTCCGGGATAATCTCATGCGCTTCGCCGTATTTGTCCACGGCGTAGGTGCGCCCCCCCTTGTCCCAAAGAAGCGGCTTTGCCAGTTCCTCGATCTTCTCAATGGCTTCCTTCAACATGATTCTTTCTCCTTTTTATTCAAAATTGACCAGCTTCAAGCGGGCCGGTGCTTCCTGTTCCGTGCCATCCACGGCAATCTGGCCGGGAATCTGCGGCACCATCTCCACCACCGTATGCTCGTCCACGGCGTACAGCATCGTGGTAGCGGGGTTGGACGGGGCCAGCGTCGTCTTGACCAAGCAGTTGACCACGATGTTCTGGCGGGTGTCGTCGGGGCAAAGCTCCAGCGTGATGGTCACTTTGCGCTTTGTCTTGGCAGCTGTGTTGGGGTCGAAGATGTTTTCCATCAGGTGCGGCATTTCGTAGTCCACACGCTCCTGAAAGGCGCCCCGGCACATCTGCAAGATAGACCGCTGGGCCTCTTCTCGGTTTTCGATCTGCAAAATAATTCCTCCTTTTCAGCGGGCGTTACCCGCAAAATCATCTCTTGTGTCTGTGTTTCATGCGGGCCTTCTTCGCGGAGGCTTTCCGCTTTCCGGCGCTGGCGTCCCGCGAGGCCTCGGCGGCTGCGGCCCGGGCGGCATACACCTTATCCCGCGCCGCCCGATACTCGGCGTACCCGTGGGAGCAGTGCAGCATGCAGTCGCCGCTTCTGTCCGGGCAGTCCGGCGTACAGGGGCTTTGCGGTGTCACCTGATGTTCCAGCATCACGCTCATCCCGCCACCCCCAGCACCTCCAGCAGCTTGTCCCGCTTGCGGAAGGTCTCCAGCGGCTGCGCCCCGGTCTCCAGCCGTGTGATCGTCGCCTGGCTTACGCCCACATCCGCAGCAACGGCGGCCTGCGACCAGCCCAGGCGCATGCGAGCCTCTTGCAAAAACCGCTGTCCCTCCGCGTACCGAAGCTGATTCTTTCGGTAGTAGTCACTGGAATATCGGGCAAGCTTCCCGGAATTTGCCTTGCGGTACGCAGCGAAATACGGCTTGTTGGCCGCGTAGAATGCCTTGGAATAGGCTTTTCTCGCCTCGCTCATCCCGACACCTCCCCCATCAGGTCGAACAGGGAAATGTTCATGTCCTCCCGCTCGAACTCCTGCAGGTAGCCCACAGCGTCCCGGAAATAGCCGTTGTTCAGTTCACAGGCAAGACCCTTTCGCCCCGCCTTGACCGCCTCCAGCGGCACCGTGCCGATCCCGCCGAAGGGATCATACACAAGGTCACCGGGGTTGCTGTATCGGTTGATGCAGCGGTCTACAATATCCAGCTGGAGAGGGCAGACGTGGAGCTGCTGGCGGCGCTGGCTCTGGGTGGTGTTCAGGGTACGCATCCGGTTGATATCGTCCCATACCTCATCCGTCCAGCTTCCGGGTGCCACCACCATGAAGGTGGCGGGCAGCTTCCCGTTTTCGTCCAGCTCCTTTGCCATGCGGACGTGTTCGGCGTAGTCATACACCGTGCCCCGGCTGTACTTGCGGTAGGCCGCCTGGATCTTGCCGGTGTCCATGGCCATGATCTCCTCTTTCGTCACCAGTCGGTCGCCGGAGGAGCGCCAATACCCGTGAGCGTCTATCTGCCACTGGGCGCGGGTGTACTCCTCTTTGGTCTTATGTACCGGCTCGTCGGCGTAGGCTTTGCTCCGGTCGGTGGGCAGCTTCCGGAACAAAAGGATGTATTCCGGACAACCGACACCCATCTTGGAACCGTCCTTGCACTGCTCCGTCCAGCCCAGCCGGTACGTCTGGTTGTTCTCCCGCACCACATCCGTCACCACGGTAATCATGCCGAAATAGGCAAAGCCGTGCTGCATATAGTGCCGGATGCACATGGCGTGGAATGGCTCCATGGTAGGCATCCCCATGCCGGTGGCGTTGCCGAACAGCACCCGATCCTTGACGTGGCAGCAGAACACGCGCCCCGGCTTCAGCACCCGCAGCAGATTGGGGCTGAGATAGTCCATCTGCTCAAAAAACCGGCGGGTATCCTCGTTGTGGCCGAAGTCGTTATAGCTGGGGGTGTATTCGTAGTGGTTGGAAAACGGGATGGAGGTCAGGATCATATCCACGCTGTTTTCGGCCATCCTTGCCGTCTCCTCCACGCAGTCGTTATTCACCAGCGTGTAATTTTTGCCTTTCACTTCCACGCGCTCCACTCCTATGCTTCTGGCCATGCGCTCCGTCTGGGCGGAACCGCTCAAGCCGTATTTCTGCACGATCTCCCGCATCTTGCCTTGCAGGTACTCGTGCTGCTTCCATTTCTCCATCAGCACACGGTAAATGGGATCTTCCGCCGCCGTGTAAATAATGTCGATCACCACCTGCTCCGTCTGGAGAAAGCGATAGATCCGGTGTACCGCCTGAATAAAATCGTTAAATTCATAGTCGATACCGACGAAAATCGCCCTGTGGCAATGGCGCTGGAAGTTGCACCCGCTGCCGCTCAAGCTCTTTTTGGTGGCAAACAGCCGGCAGCGGCCCTCTGAGAAGTCGATCACCCGCTTCTCCCGTTCGGCATAGTCCATACTGCCGTAGATATCTACGGTGTCCGGCAGGGCCTTACAGATGGCGTGCCGCTCCGCCTCCAGATCGTGCCAGAGAAGGAAGTGCGCTTCCGGATCACTGTCCACGATATCTTTCGCCACGGCCACACGGGCGTCAATGCTCTCCCGCTTTTCCCGTGACGCTTCCGCCAGCGACACCGCCGCGTCGTGCATCAGCTTGAACTGGCCGTCCCGGTCAGCATCCTCGCCATACCGGCCCCGCACGATGTGCGTCCGCACATCCAGCGGCGGCAGCGCATAGCCGGTGTCGTCATAGCCCAGGTCAGAGGGCTTCCCAATGAACAGCGCCCAGCTGGACACCCACAGCCAGAACTCATCCTCCTTGTGGGGGTACAGCGTCAGGTTGTTGGCCTTGGTGCTGTCCCGCTGGAAAAACCGTGTCAGAGCCTGTCCCGTGTCCATGATCTCCAGATACCCGGCGTAGTGGATCAGCTCCTTGTACCGGTTGGGCGATGGTGTCGCCGTGGAAACTAGCTTGTACTTCACGCCCTGAAATTTCGGCAGAAACGTCTGGTAGGTCTTGCTGCCAAAGGAACGCAGCACCGACGCTTCATCCAGCGCCACGGCCGTAAACCGCGTGGGATCTATGTCCCCGTCCCGCACCCGCTCATAGTTGGTCATTAAGATATCTCCGGCGGCGCTGTCCGCTTCCGCCATGCTGGTGATGTACTCCGGCGCCGCGTAATGCAGCAGCTCCACCGCGTCCCGCGTGAACTCCTGTCGGACGCCCAGCGGCAGCACGATCAGCGCCTTGCCGCCCTCGTGGCGCACCGCTTGATGGCAGAACTCCAGCTCCTGCACGGTCTTGCCGAGACCGAAGCTCTCAAACAGCGCCCGCCTGCCGCCCCGCAGCGCCCATAAAACAGCGTCCCGCTGGTGCGGCTTCAGCGCCGGGTTGATCTCCTCCGGCGGCAGCGTAAAGCCCGTTTCGCTGGCCAGCACGATCTTGGAGCGGAGAAATTCAAGATACGTCTCCACCGATCACCGCCGCCCTTCCAGCCGGTCGATCAGGTGCATGAACTGCACGGACACGCTCAGCGCGCCGATATAGATCATGATGTAGGCGATCATGCGCACACCGTCCTTTCTTCGATCCATTTGTCCAGCAACGTCTTGAAAATCTGGAACGACCGGCAGCCCTCCGCGCTGACAATGCAGATGCCGAACGGATACTGCCCCTGCTGGATGCCGTTGGCCAGCGCCGGATTGGAAATGCTCAGGCCATGCTGCCGCAGATACGCGGCGGTCTGATTCAGTGTTAATGTCTCGATCATTGGTATCTCCTTCCTGTGGTAAGGTGGTTTTTCTTGTACCGTCTGTCCTTTCATGCTAGAATTGAGAGGAAAGGCGGTGTTTTTGTGGAACTCAAAATCTTGAATTACCTGTGTGACCACGGCGGTCACGCGGATTACGCAGACCTCCTCAATGCGTTCCCCAGCATTCTGGAAACCGATGGTTTCCTGCAAATGCTCAAAGACGGCGGTTATATCAGCGCCAGCCTGACCGCGTATTCTCAGGTCGTTCTCACGCCCAAAGGCCGTGCCTACCGCTCAAAGCTTGCTACAGACACGGAGGAGCATACAAACGAGCGCACCTATGTTCGCGCCGAGAACCGCACTACGAAGATAGTAGCCGTAATAGCTGCTGTAGCGAGTGTAGTCGCGGCCATCCTTGCGGCGCTTGCGTACTTCTTCCCCCGCTGATCGGATCAGCTTCACCAGCCACAAGGCGTTGATTGCCAACGCCGTTGCATCCAGCAGCAGCCCCGCCCATATCAGCACCTTTTTTCACCTCCCCGCCCGCCGTCCGCGGGCTGTTTTTATGCGTTTCTCTTGCGTTTGGGTGCCCGCTCTGTCATACTGGTACTTGCCCTTTAGGGAACGCCCATGGGCGGGAAAGGACGTGATTGCCATCGAGGGTATGCTCTCCGGCGTCATTACGCCTTCCCTGTGTCTGCGGTAACCGCTCGGCAGGGGTGGTGGCCCCACCCGTTCGGCGCGTAAGCGTTGCGGCCATGCCAAGTGCTGTCTGCCAGCAGCAGCAACATGGTGCAGACAAAGCCAGACGAGATGCGGGAGGTGGCAGCCTCCCGTTTTCTCATTTCGGGCGCTCCATAAAAGGCAAGTACCGTCGCGCGGGCTGTTTTGTTTAGCCGTTGTTCAGCTGATTAAACATTTTCATCAAAAAAAAGCTCGTCCGCTGTAACCTCCAACGCTCGCGCAATTTTCAGCAATGTTTCTGTTGTTGTGACAGAAGAACGTCCCGTCTCCAGACCATTGATAATTGCGCGGGAGACTCCCGATTTTACGGAAAGTTCCGTTTGTGTTATACCTCGTTGAAGCCTAACTTCCCTGATCCTATACCCCATAAACTTCCCTCCTCCCTTGCCGTTCTCAAATACAGTTTAACTCATTGAACATCATTTGTCAAGTAGATTAAACATTTTGAGTGCAACAAATACGTACAAATTGTGATGTCTTCTTTTGTGCGTTTAGCCTGGCGCAAAAAAAGAATCTCGACCGAGGTCGAGATTCTAAAATATGTGGATTGTTGCAATATTGCTGATATGTAAAATTAAGAGCGCATAGACTGCAGCATATGTTGAAAGCAATGCAACATACCCGCCATAAAAATATTCTTCTTCATGTTTTGGGTGATCGTTGTAATAGAAATTTTTCTCTCTTCTATGTAAAAAGGAATATAAACACAACGAAAACAGGAATGTGATAGAGAACGGTATCAAACCAAGCACAAAACCAAACAGCAAATATAGCAGAATAGATCCAACCAAACTCATGGGCTCACCTGTTCTTTGGTTGTAAATGTAGTGAAAATACATAGTATCGTTCAATGTGCTGTTAAGGAGGATATACCCTACCGCAGAAAACACGAATATCAAGACCGCAATAGTAATAATTCTCTTATTTTTTTGAATACTCTTATCTTCGTCCATCCGCGTATCTCCTTTTTTTATTATTATATCAGAGTGTCTTTTTCTTTGCAACAACAGCATGTCCCGCATCGAATTTAAGTGAATTAAACTTAATCTTGACTTTTTGTTTAATTTATTGTACAATCAAAAGCAAATATAGTTTACACAATGAGGTAACAAACATGAAACTTGGAGAATACATAAAAGCATACCGAGATAGTCGCGGAATGAGTATGCGGGATTTTGCTGCACACTCCGGCCTTAGTGTTGGCTATTTGTCTATGCTAGAAAACAACAAAAATCCAAAAACTGGCGCACCAATTACTCCGTCAATTAAAACATTTAATGCCGTTGCCGCAGCAACAAATACAACGGTAAACGAATTACTCTCTTTTGTTGATGGCAATATTTCATTGGACGAAGCGCCAAGCTCTAACGTTATCTCACCGTCCATTGCAAAGAACCCCCCCCCTAACGATAACGATCTTCTCAACACCGGCTTTTCTAAAACAAAAAAAGCCCCGTCCGTATCGGACGAGGCTATGAAGATGGCGCGGGATTATGATAGATTGGACAACTGGGGCCGTCAGGCCGTGCGCGACCTGACCGATACGGAGCTGGCCCGCATGGAGGACGAAGCCCGCTTTATGAACAGCGCAGCGATGGAGGAGGAGCCGAAGATCATCAACCTCTATGCGGAGCCTGCCGCCGCCGGTATTGCTGTTCCCACCATGGGCGTGGACTTTGAGCCGTACCCCCTCAAACCGGATGATCCACAGGGCGCTGCTTTTGCCGTCCGCCTTCAGGGCGATTCCATGGAACCGTATTTCCCGGATGGCTCCATCGTCTTTGTCAACCACGACGCTATGGTCAACGGCGACATTGGTATTTTCTGCGTGGATAGCGGCACCGTCTGCAAGCAGTATTACCACGACCCGCTGGGCATGGTGTACCTGTTTTCTCTCAATCGTGACCGCTCTGACGCTGATGTGGTTCTCGGCCCCAGCAGCAACCGCACCCTGATCTGCCAGGGGCGTGTTATCACCAAGCGCCGCTTCCCCATTCCGACGTAAGGAGGACGACCATGAAAACTTCTATATGGCGTCATATTGCCGCAGTGGTCTGTGGAATTATCTGTTTGATCGTAGCTTCATCTGTCGCTACGCTGATACTGACACTTCTGGGGTCTGTTCCGATTTTAGGCGCTATCCTGTTTTACCCATCTGACGCTGCGTGGTCTCTGGTTGTAGTCCCCCCTATATTCTCCGTATATGCAACAGCAAAGGTCTCCAATTGGATTGCAGGAGATCACCGACCTACAATGATTGCTGTCCTGATTATCCACATTCTTGGCGCCATCGGCTTGTGCATTGGTGATAGTTTTACGATACACGGCTTAATTTCCTACCTATTTGGTGCTGGTCTCACTATTCTGACCATCGTGCATAAAGAGATTGACTAATACGCGTATCGGCGGCCACGCCGATACGGGATAAGGAGAAATACAAATGAAAAAGGGTGCTTCACTGTTTCTTGCTATACTGTTATTACTGTGCACGGCCTGCGGCAACACAAAAGCCAACAACAGCCAGGAGCCTTTCAAATCTCCGGTCATTGACACCGGCTATGACAAACCGGAAGAATACACCTACACCGAACCGGAATATGACTACAGCGAGCCTGATCCGGACGATTATCTGGAAAGCACCCCACGCTCATCCTGCTTTTCCGCCGTCGGCTACGATTGGGACAACGAAGTCCTGTATGTACAGTTTCGGGACAGCGGCTCCATCTATGCTTACGACGTTCCGTCTTATATCTACGACGAACTGATATCCGCCGATTCAATGGGTAAATACTACAATTCCTACATCAAGGGCGAGTATCCATCCACCCGTATATCTTAATTGCAAAGGATAACAATTATCATGAGTATCGGTACCCGCATCAAACAAGCCCGGAAGCAGCGTTATATGTCCTGCAAGGAGTTGGCCGCGTTGGTGGGTGTAACCCCCAGCGCCATTACCAACTATGAAAACGGCATCAGCTTCCCGAAGCCGCAGGTGCTATGCGCCCTGTTCGGTGCCCTCCGGGTCGATGCGAACTTCCTCTTTCAGGACTATTTACCTTAGCTAAATTCCGGCAGAACCTTCAAAAAAGCAAACAAATAACGGAATAACGGCATATCGTTTCGTTATTTTGTACAAATATCATAAAACCGGATTGACTTTTGTACCGTCAGGTAATATTATGCGAATATAGTATTACTTATAGGTAATACTATATTGCAAAGGAGAACCGAATGAACAAAGATGAAGTATTGAGCTATCTTCAGGACTATTTTGCATCCATCGATGCCTCTGAGGAATTATTGCCGGAACTGCTGGCTTTAATTGCTGAATCCGGTGTCGAAGATGCTGTGTTCAGGCTTATTTTGCTGCGCCTGCGCATACTGTTAGCTCTCGGTGTTAGTGCGACACAACACAAGGAGTTCGAGCCGATCAAAAGCGGCTTATACAGTATGCACTTAGCGGGGAAGGGCTTTAACATTCGCATTTTGTATTCGTTTCTCCCAAACCGCAAGCCTGTTTTGCTTCTTGCCTTCTATGAGCGGGAAGGTAAGCGCAAAACGGATTACACCCCGTATATTGATCCAGCGCTTTCGCGGTTGCAACGGTTTAAGGAGGAGTTTTAAGATGTCTCAAGGTATGAACGATCTGTTGGTGGGGCTTTCCGCCTCGCTCTCCGCAGAGGAAGCCACACTGGCTAGTTTAGAAGCAATTATTTGCGGTGAAATCATCACTCAACGTATCGAACGAGGTATGACGCAAAAGCAGTTCGCCGAATTTATGGAAGTTTCTCAAAGCATGGTTTCCAAGTGGGAAAAGGGTGAGTGTAACTTTACGCTTCAATCTCTGGTGAAAATCGCGTCAAAATTAGGCCTGTCGCTCCAGTCTCCTATCGTTCCCCATACACCCGCCCATATTCAGTCGCAGGCGACAACAGTAACTTTCCCCGGAAAATGGCATACCAGAGCAACAACACCGCCTGTATATCAATCCACAGAGTTGAAGGAAATGTAAGGAGGTTCAATATGTACGCTTATGCAAACGGATTCCAGATCTCTGTCAAGAATGACCAGAGCGAGGTTCTTCTTCATTTTACACAATCTTCTCCTGTTTTCAGCCGCGGGGATAATAGTATCACGGAGACACAAGAAGAGGTCGTTTCTTCCGTTATTTTAACCGGTAATCTGGCGAAAGAGCTTCTTAAAAACATGGAGGAGCTTCTTTCTTCTACGCCCGAATAGTATCATAAAACAAAAAAAGACTGCCCCGGTGTGCGAGACCGGAGCAGTCGTGTAGAACATATCCGCCTTACCACAGGGAGTAGTCTACCCTTTTATGGTAGCATACCCGGAAAGGAATGTCAAATGCTTTGCAAAACATGCAAACAGGAAATGCCGGATTCATCCGCCTTTTGCCCGTGGTGCGGGAAAAAGCAGACCGCAGCGCCCCGCAAGGCGTTGAAGCGCCCCAACGGTGCCGGAAGTGTCTATAAGCTCTCAGGCCGCCGCAAAAAGCCGTGGGCAGCCTCCAAGAACCGTGTTATCATTGGCTACTATGAAAAGAAAACCGACGCGCTGGCCGCACTGGAAAATCTCTCCGGCAAAAGCCTTACCGAACGATATAATATGACCTTCAAGGAAGTCTTTGAGGAGTGGAAGGTGGAACACTACCGCGAGATCGGCGAGAAGGGCGTTGAATCCTACGACCGCGCCTATGATGTATTCGAGCCGCTGCACGACCGGAAGTTCCGCAGCCTCCGCACCGCAGACTTTCAGGCCGTCCTTGATAAGTACATGGATAAGAGCCATTCCACGGTGAATAAATACAAGCAGCTTATTACCCAAATGTCCACATGGGCCGTGCGCGAGGAGATCTGCACCACCAACTTTGCCCGGTTTGTCAAGCTGCCGGAAAACGTCAAAAAGGAGAAAGAGATTTTCACCGCCGCCGAGATCAAAAAGCTGGAGAAGGACGGCAGCGACGCCGCCAAGATCGTCCTCATGCTCCTTGCCACCGGCATGCGCATCGGCGAACTGTTCAGCCTGCCTCTAAAGGACTACCACAGGGATTATGTGGTGGGCGGCGAGAAAACAGAAGCCGGCCGGAATCGCATTATTCCCATCAGGCCGGAGGGAAAGCCGTACTTTGAATACTTCGCCCAGAAGGCCGAGGGCGATCTGCTCCTATCCGGCTACGAGGGGCAGAAAGTGCCCGCCAACTTCCGCCGCCGGGACTACTACCCGCTGCTGGAAAAGCTCAAGATAAAAAGAAAGACCCCCCACGCCACGCGGCACACTTACGCCACCCGCGCAGTCAAGGAAGGTCTTGCCCCTGAAATTCTTCAAAAAGTCCTCGGCCATGCCAATTATTCCACCACCGCCAATGTCTACACACACCTTGACCCGGAAACGCTGATAAACGCGGTTACTAACACGTTACTAACAAATGCCAAAAAGTCAGAAAATGAAAAAACCTCGTAATCCGCATGGTTACGAGGTTTTTCTTGGTGGAGACTGCTGGACTCGAACCAGTGACCTCCTGCGTGTGAAGCAGGCGCTCTAACCAGCTGAGCTAAGCCTCCGTATATTCGGCAACCCATACGGATTGCCGAAGTGGTGACCCGTACGGGACTCGAACCCATGTTACAGCCGTGAAAGGGCCGTGTCTTAACCACTTGACCAACGGGCCATAACCCTATCGAGGGGTGCGGGAGAGATGTTTCCATCTCTCCCGCGATGGTAGCGGCGACTGGATTCGAACCGGTGACACTGCGGGTATGAACCGCATGCTCTAGCCAACTGAGCTACGCCGCCATATGCTCTCGACAGGCACGAATTACTATAGCATATACTGCCGTGTTTTGTCAATACCTTTTTGAAAAATTTTGGGTGCGGCTGGTGCGCTCTTGCCATCCCACGGTTTGTATGCTATACTTGGGATATCACAAATAAGGAGGGATCCCTATGAAACGATGGCTGTTGGCTTTTCTTCTTTCTGCCCTGCTGCTTCTGGCAGGATGCGGCGGCACCGCTTCTGACGGCGCAAGCAGCAACGCCGTTGACGGCGAGGCAAACGACGCCGCGGCGTCTCAGGTGCTGACCGAAGGCGCGGAAGCCTTGACGGACGACGAACTGGCGCAGGCACAGGAGGCATTTGCCTCGGAGCGTTATGACGAGGCCACCGGAGCCAACTCCTCCACGGAGATCAGCTGTTTCTTTACCTCCTACTATGACCGGGCGGAGGAGCTGTCACTGGCGGAGTTTTTGCGATACTACCCCAACGATGAGCTCCTACGGGTGGACAACGCGGAGGATCAGGCGCAGTTCGAGGCACTGGCGCAGCTGGAGGACTTTCCCTTTCAGGCCGAGGAGGACTTTATGCCCTCGCTGACCTCCATTCCCACGCCCACCCGCCGGTATCCCCGGGCAGCCGTGGACGCCACGCTGCAAAAGTACGCGGGTATCACTACCGCCGACCTGACCAACACCGAGGGCGTGCTGTACCTGCCGGAATATGACGCCTACTACAACTTCACCAGCGACTGGGGCCCCGGCATGTTCCAGCCCGACGGCGGTGAGAAGCTGGGCGACACCGTGCGCTTCTGGACGCAGGAAGGAAGCAGCCGCAATTATACCGTACTGACGTTGGAAAATGTGGACGGCACGTGGCTGATCCGCTCCTTCCGGACGGAGACGATAGGGTGA